TCGACGGGGTAGCTAATCAACTGTACCGCGAAGGTATAGAACAGGAGAACTCAGATGCCTGATCCAGAACTGTTTAACTTAATGCTAGGCTTAGGCATTGGCTACATCATTGGGTTGCTTGTCGCAGTGTGGAGCAACGACGCTTGACACCCAGTAAAATACATGCTACACTATTACTATAGAGTTAACTTAGAAGATAAACATAATCATATAACTTATTATAGTTTTAACTTTTAAGTCTCTTTAAAGAGGATCTTATGACAACTGCAAAGACACATCAAAGTTGCCACGACTGCGGGCATCACAAATGTTTGACTGTTAACGAGGACGGATCATCGTACTGTTTCTCATGCGGTAAGCGTAGCAAGTCTGACGCTGGCTGGCAGGGTGTAACATACGAGCACCGCCCAGAAACCAAGAAGCAATTCAACGCCAAGCTACTGACAGGTAAGTACAGTGCCATCATTGACAGACGCATACAAAAAGAAACAGCAGAGAAGTACAGTGCTATTGTCGATGGTGATCGTGTGTTGTTTGGTTACTACGATGAAGGCGACGAACCCGTCGCAGCTAAGGTACGCTACCCTGATAAACGTTTCGTCACGGAGGGTGACTGGTCAAAGGGCAGACTGTTCGGTCAGCAACTGTTCAGTGCAGGTGGACGTTACATCACCATAACTGAGGGCGAGTACGATTGCATGGCGGCATACCAGATGTTCGGTAGCAAGTACCCTGTTGTTAGTGTACGCAACGGCGCACAAGCTGCCATTAAGGATTGCCGTAATCAGTTTGAATACCTCAACAGCTTTGAGAATGTTATCATCTGCTTTGACAGCGACGAGCCGGGACAGAACGCAGCGAACGACGTTGCAGAACTGTTCGGTAACAAGGCTAAGATAATGAAGATGCCTGACGGCAAGGATGCTAACGAGTATCTTGTTAACGGTAAGCAGGGAGAGTTCGTCAAGCAGTGGTGGGAGTCAGAGGTGTTCACGCCTGACGGTATCGTTCGGCCTAGTGAGTTGCTTGCGGCTATCAAAGTACCACTACGCAGGGGCCTGACTGCCTATCCCTTTCGTCAACTTGATAACATGTTATACGGAATCCGTCCTGCTGAATTGGTTACGTTGTGTGCTGGCAGTGGTCTTGGTAAGTCAACCATCCTCAGAGAGCTTGTGGTAGCCATGCTGAAGCAAGACAAGGACGGGTGCATGGGTCTTATGTTCCTAGAAGAAACGCCTGAGCGCACACTACGGGGCCTTGTAGGGCTAGAGATGAACAAGCCTATACACTTACCCGACTGTGACTACTCACCGGAGGAGGTTGACAGGGTGTATCACGCCACCAACTACGAGAACAGAGTGTTCTTCTGGGACGCCTTCGGTAGTAACGAGATAGAACGTGTGCTGGGACGTATGCGGTACATGGTCAAGGGTCTAGGTTGTCAGTTCATTGTACTTGACCACCTATCTATACTGGTTTCCGACCAGCAGAACGGGGACGAACGCAAGGCAATCGACATGATCATGACCAAGCTACGTATGTTTGTTCAGGAGATGCGGATCACCCTGCTTTTAGTGTCGCACTTGAAGCGTCCAGATGGTAAGTCTTTGGAGGATGGTGCGGCTACAAGTCTCGGCATGTTACGGGGCAGCGCCGCTATCGCACAGCTATCCGATGCAGTGATAGGAGCAGAGCGAAACAGTCAGGCAGAGGACGAAGAAGAACGTAACACTACCAAGCTACGTGTACTGAAGAACAGGTTCAGCGGGAAGACAGGGCCAGCAGGTAGGCTAGTCTACAACGAGGACACCGGACGATTAACAGAAGAGGAGAATGCATTGTGAGATGCAAAGCTTGCAACATAGAACTGACAGACTACGAAGCTACAATTCGTTGCTCTAACACAGACGAGTTCATCGACATGTGCAGCAGTTGCTTATCCGCTGGCGGTGATGTAAACTTTTCTGATCGCGCTGATCTCAGGACATTAGCAGACATACCAGAGTTCAGTAATTTGTTTGACGAACTGGATGAATACTACAATGAGTAAACTACCTAATCAAAAAGAAAAAGTATTGGAGTACCTGAGTAGTGGCAAGGTTCTAACAAGAGAGCTTGCTATGGTTGAGCTAGGTATCATGAACGTGACTGCACGAATCGCTGAACTTAGGAACGAGGGGTACACGATACATCCAAACCTAACGACACACACCAACAGGTATGGCGACAAGGTATCTTCTGCTGCTTGGACAATGGACGTTATCGTTAATAGCCCAACCCAGATGGTGATTGATTATGAGTAAGATGGGACGATGGATTGTACAACAGGAGCAAGACAATGACATACGCAGTTGTAGACTTAGAAACGACACTGGACTGGACGAAGATACATCTAGCGGGTGTGTATCTCCCGAACTCTGGGAAGAGTATTGCGTGTTACAACGCTACGCAACTAAAGGAAGCCTTGATTGGTACATCCATACTGATTGGACACAACCTGATCGGCTTCGATCTGCGTAGGCTAGAAGAAGTTTGGGACTTCGTGTGGCAAGGTGACGTTGAAGATACCATGATCATGGGCAGACTACTTGATCCAGCTATCGACGGCGGTCACTCACTCAAGCAGTGGGCTATACGTGCAGGCGAAGAACTCAAGGGTGACTTCAACGTTGAGGACTTCGACAGGGACATAACACCAGAGATGGTTGAGTATTGTCTCAAGGACTGTCGTGCAACGTGGCACGTACACCAGCACCTGACCAAGCAGCTAAAGAAGAAGGAGTTCAGCTATGCCTGTCAGGACTTGGAACATTCAGTGGCCTTCATGGTCAGTGATCAGATCGCTAACGGCTTTGCGTTTGATTTTAATCTAGGCTGTGACATACACACACAACATGAACAACGTATGAAGGAGATTGAGCATGCCTTACAAGAGGTATTTCCACCCACTGTGGAGTTGCGGTGGAGTGAAAAGACGGGCAAGCGTCTTAAGGATAAGGTTACGGTATTCAACCCCGGCAGTAGACAACAAGTTGCAGAGCGCCTTGAAAGCAAGGGTGCAGTATGGAAGACCTTCACTGAGACAGGTAAGGCGAAGGTGGATGAGACAACCCTTAAGGAACTCAGCCACATACCAGAGGCCAATCTTGTCCTTGAGTATCTGACACTCTCCAAGAGGATTGCAATGGTTAAGTCGTGGCTCGACTCAGTTTCTGGATCGCGCATACACGGGTACGTTAACACATGCGGTGCTGTTACTGGGCGCATGACACACAGCAAACCCAACATGGCACAGATACCGTCTGAGTCTACGTACAGGGAATGCTTCACAGTTGAGGAGGGTAACGTGTTGGTAGGTGCTGACGCTTCTAGTCTGGAGCTACGCTGCCTAGCACACTACATGAAAGATGAAGAATACATCAGAGAATTACTTGACGGAGATGTACACGCAGCAACGCAACAGGCTGCTGGACTTGCAACAAGAGCTGATGCAAAGCGTTTTACCTATGCTCTCTTGTATGGAGCAGGAGACGCAAAGCTTGGATCTATCCTCGGAGGAAATGCTAAGACTGGCAAGCGAGCTAGAGATTCTTACCTACGAAACATGCCAGCTTTTGGGAGGCTGGTCAGAAAGGTTGAGTCACTTGCTTCAGAAGGAAGCCTACCCGGAATTGATGGACGAAGAGTCTGGATACGACACCAACATGCTGCACTGAACACACTGCTACAATCGTGTGGTGCAGTGATCATGAAACAGGCGTTAGTAATTGCAGGAGACAAACTCTGTAACGTGCCGCACAGATTTGTTGCGAACGTACACGATGAGTTTCAGGTAGAGACTACGCCAGAACACGCTGAAGAAGTAGGGAGGATACTAGTTGAATCAATCATAAAAGCAGGAGAGGTACTAGAACTACGCTGTCCGATGGACGGTGAATACAAAATAGGTAAGACATGGGCAGAAACCCATTGACACCTGTTAAAATACATGGTATAATATTACGGTAGTTAACTAAAAAGGAAAGCATTATGGATAAGCCACAACCACTTACAATCAAAGGTACACTCTACTGGGTTGAGCGTAACAAGCTCAATAAGTTCAGTGACAAGTACCAGATAGTTCTTGGTAACCTGAGCGAGAAGGCTGTAGCTGCGCTCGACGACATGGGTATCGCCGCTGCTAACAAGGGTGACGAAAAGGATTACTTCATTACGATGAAGAGTAAGAATCCTATGCGCGTTACAGATGATCAGGGTGTTGAGTACGACTCTGATGTTATGATCGCTAACGGCAGTGAAGCAGTCTGTGTTGTAGGCTACTACGACTGGTCAGTAGGTACAGGACGTAGCCCAAGCATGATCAAGTGCAAGGTCACGAAGATGATTGAGTACGTTGACGACACCGTTGACGAGGCTGACGCACTGTGATTCATATCGATGGGGACATTGTAGCCTACCGCTGCGCGTACAAGTCACAGGAAGACAGAGAGGAGTACGCGGCGTATAGTGCTGGTGCTTATCTGTCTGACTTGATCAGCGACTTGTACATCCTCATCGAGGACGAGCCTGAGTACCGTGTATACCTCACGGGAAAGGGCAACTTCCGCAACGAGTACGCAGTAACTGCTGGCTACAAAGCAAACAGAAAAGACAAAGAGAAACCTGAGCACCTTGCTGCTATTAGGCAGTACCTGATAGACGAGTGGGCCGCTGTCGTTAGCGTAGAGGAAGAGGCAGATGACTTGATCGCCATTGCTGCTACCGCCGACGACGACTCACTGATTGTCAGTATCGACAAGGACTTCGATCAGGTTCCGGGCAAGCACTTTAATCCTAACAAGCAGAGTTTCTATGACGTTAGCGTTGAAGATGCTAGTCGTTTCTTGTATGAACAAATACTAACGGGTGACCGCGCAGATAACATCATCGGCATCAAGGGTGTAGGCCCAGTCAAGGCTAAGAAAGCACTGGCTGACTGCACAACTGAACGTGAGATGTATGAGGTGTGTGTCAAAATGTATGACGACGAAGCGCGTGTCATTGAGAACGCAAGGTTACTATACCTGCGCCGTCAAGAAGGAGAGATCTGGAATGCGCCGAACGAGGGATAACGTTCCGAAAGGCTACGACTCGTGGCTTGAATGGGACTTAGCGCAGCAGCTTAAGGGATGTGAGTACCACCCCTGTGCCGTTGCATACGTACAACACAAACATTACCATCCTGACTTTACTTATAAGGCTAACGGTATAACATATTATATCGAAGCTAAGGGGAGATTCCGTGAGAAACCAGAGGCTCGTAAATATGTCGATGTCAAGAAGGCTCTCAAGCCAGAGGAGGAGTTGGTATTTGTCTTCCAAAACCCCAACAACAGAATGCCAGCAGCAACCAAGCGCAAAGACGGAAGCTACTACTGCATGTCAGACTGGGCAGAGCGTAACGGATTTGATTGGTACACTCCAAAGACTTTACCAAAGGAGTGGACGCAATGACTAGACACTTGATCATACCTGACACACAAGTAAAGCCGGGAGAGAACTATGAACATCTTCGATGGGCCGCTCGGTACGCTGTTGCTACTAAGCCTGACGTTATTATCCACCTTGGTGATCATTGGGATATGCCAAGCCTTTCCAGTTACGACGTAGGTAAGAAGTCCTTCGAGGGTCGGCGCTACTCTGAGGATGTACAGGCCGGTAACGTGGCTATGGCTGCGTTCATGGACGTTATCAAGGCAGAGCAAAAACGATTGCGCAGTAACAAGAAGACAGTATGGAAGCCACGCCTAGTCTTTACGCTGGGCAACCACGAGCAGCGCATCGAACGTGCAGTAGAGAATGACGCAAAGCTTGAAGGGCTGATGAGCTACGATGATCTGTCTTTGAAGGGCTGGGAAGTACATCCCTACCTCAAGCCAGTTGTCATTGACGGTGTAGCATACTGTCACTACTTCACCAGCGGTGTGATGGGCAGACCTGTTTCGTCAGCGAAGCTACTGCTACAGAAGAAGCACATGAGTTGTGTGATGGGTCACGTTCAAGACAGGGACATTGCTTTTGATCGCGACGCATCAGGTAAACGTATGACTGCCCTGTTCGGTGGTATCTTTTACCAACACGATGAAGAGTATCTTAACCCACAAACTAACGGTAGCTGGGCTGGGCTGTGGATGTTCAATGAAGTAGACAACGGTGCGTTTGACGAGATGCCTATCAGCATGACGTACCTACGGAGGCGGTATGGCACGGACGTTTGACGAGATGCTTGAACTCATAGCAGACCACATCGATGAGATAACACTGCTTGAAGTTCTAGAAATAAACTCTTACGATCTTGTCGATAAGTTTCAGGATAAGATACAGACTAACATAGATAAGTTTAACGGATTAGAGGACGAAGTAGATGACAACTAAGAGCAATCGAAATACATCTATAGATGACGCCGCACCATTTGAGTGGGACAGAGCAGCCTGTGCAGCTTACTCGTATGTTTCATCTGACTCTGTTGCCTGTCCCGTAGAGAACCCAGATCACTACAACGCAGGAGCCATAGAAGCTATCGAAGCTATACGTGCATCTATGGATGCGGATCAGTACTTCGGTTACCTCAAGGGTAACGTGATGAAGTACCTCTGGCGCTACGACTACAAAGAGAAACCTGTAGAGGATCTACGTAAGGCTGACTGGTACTTAAATAGATTGATTGACGCATTGATAGAGGACAACCAATGAACAGATATGATATAGAGCAAGCAGTCTACTACACATTCTTAATTGTACTGCTGGTGTTTAACGTAACGTGGCTACTGTCGGAGTTCTTATGAAGGTAGTGCAAGGTGAGTTCGGTAAAACCAAAGAGGCTATCAAGGCATCAGACCTGTTCCAGTCTTTAGCTGACGCAGTAGATGAGATGGAAGAAGGAGGTATAGACGTTAAGACTGCCGTTGTCATATTCAGTGATAGCAAGGTGATGCAAGTTGTCAGTAACGATAGCTACCCTGACTCAGCACACATGCTGTTAACGATGGGAGCACAATCAATTATGTTAGAGACTTTAGGGTACGGAGGAGAAGAATAGATGGACGCATATCAACAGTACATACACAAGTCGCGGTACGCACGTTACATACCAGAGAAGCAACGCCGTGAGACTTGGGAAGAAACAGTGGGCAGGTACGTTGACTACTGGGGTGACAAGTTACCAGAGGCTGACGCTAAGGAGGCGCGTAAAGCTATTGAGAACCTAGAGGTGATGCCTTCGATGAGAGCGTTGATGACTGCGGGTGACGCTCTTGATCGTGACAACGTAGCAGGGTTCAACTGTAGCTACATGCCAATAGACCACCCCAAAGCATTTGATGAAATGATGTATGTCCTTATGTGTGGCACAGGAGCAGGATTCTCAGTAGAGCGTCAGTACATACAGAAGTTGCCAGAGGTAGCAGAGGACTTTCATGGAACCGACAGTGTCATACACGTATCAGATTCAAAGATTGGCTGGGCCAAAGCGTACAGGGAACTCATCGCTATGCTCTATAGTGGTCAAGTTCCAAAGTGGGACGTTTCTGGAGTACGGCCTTCGGGTGCACCCCTCAAAACATTCGGAGGTAGAGCTTCTGGGCCAGAGCCTCTTGAAGATTTGTTCCGGTTCACCGTTGACATCTTTAGGGCCGCTGCTGGACGCAAGCTCAGTAGTGTCGAGTGCCACGATGTATGCTGTAAGATTGCACAGATCGTTGTCGTGGGCGGGGTCAGACGAAGTGCCCTTATCGGTCTTAGTAACCTTACAGACGACAGAATCCGACGAGCCAAGTCAGGACAGTGGTGGATAGACAATCCTCAACGTGGTCTTGCTAACAACTCAGCGTGTTATACAGAGAAGCCTGACTTTGAGGCGTTCCTAAACGAGTGGACAAGTTTATATGAGTCAAGGTCAGGTGAACGAGGTATGTTCTCTAGAGTCGCAAGTCAAAAGCAAGCTGCAAAGAACGAGCGACGAGATGCTACCTATGATTTTGGAACTAATCCGTGTTCAGAAATTATCTTGCGGCCCTACCAGTTCTGTAATTTATCAGAGGTTGTTGTCAGGCCAGCCGATACGTTATCAGACCTCAAACGAAAGGTACGTGTCGCTGCTGTCCTTGGAACTCTTCAAGCTACGCTGACGAACTTCAGGTATCTACGTAAGATATGGGAGACTAACACTAAAGAGGAGGCGTTACTGGGGGTATCTTTAACGGGTATTATGGATCACCCTGTACTGTCCGGGAGGGAAGACAGTGACAAACTTAAGAAGTGGCTTAAGGCACTGCGCGAGGAAGCTGTGGCTACGAACAAAGCCCATGCTGATCGACTTGGGATTAATGCTTCTACTGCTATTACTGCTGTTAAGCCCAGTGGTACTGTTAGTCAGCTTGTGGATTCTGCTTCGGGCATTCACCCGCGCTTCTCACGACACTACATAAGGCGCGTTAGAGGTTCGGCAGATGATCCGTTGTGTGCTGTGTTAGAGGCTGCTGGTGTGCCTGTAGAGAATGATGTTATGTCACCCAACACTAAGGTGTTCAGCTTTCCTATGGAGGCTCCTGACTGCGCTGTGCTGGCGTCAGACATGGGCGCTATGGAACAGCTAGAGTTGTGGGAAATCTATCAGGACTACTGGTGTGAGCACAAGCCGTCAATGACCTGCTACTACCGCGACGACGAGTTCTTAGAGGTAGGACAATGGCTGTATAACAAGTTCGATAAGATCAGTGGTATCAGTTTCTTACCGTACAGTGATCACAACTACCAGCAAGCACCCTATGAAGCTATCGACAAGTCAACGTATAACAAGTTATGCAAAGACTTTCCGAAAGACTTTAGTTGGGACATAGAAGAAGCCAGCGACATGACCGAAGGATCACAGCAACTGGCTTGTACTGGTAACAACTGCGAACTCTAGTCGAACACGGCCTTAAGAGTCTTGCCCACTACTGGAAGAGCATATATTGTTTCATCCGGTAGTGGGTCACCTTTGGTTACTACGTCAGCCATGTCCTCAAGAACAGCAGCAGGTAACGTTGCAGCAAGCGGAGGGAATAGGTTAGCCAGCATAGCCTGCGCGGGGTCTTCCATAAACTTAGCATAACCATAATCGTTAGCGCCCATAGCTCCAAACGTAAGAACAGAACCTACCTGATACAACGCACCTACCGCAGCTTCGGCAGGGTCTGGTGCTTCCCCTTTCAAAACTTGCCGCGCCTCGTTGACCACGCCGTAACCCCCGCCAGATATAACAAGATACTTCATAGCGTTAGTCAGTGCTTCTTTCTTGTTACCCTTCTTCCATTCGTTAAAGATTCTACGCTCCATCAAATCAAACTGCTTGATAGCAAAACCCTTCAGCATGTAAAGTATTCTGTAGTTGGGTTTAGCAAGCCCTAAACTAGTCTGAGCGGCTGCGTTGATTGGCTGAAGTTTAAACAAATCAAACATAACCATGTCGCGCACAAGCTCACTATCTGTGTTGCCACTAGCTATGTCTCTGCGTAGCTGATCAAGCTCACCTCTGCTGAATGTGTACTGCCACTTAGAATCAAACTCGCCACTCTTAATGTCTTGACGCGCCTTTCTAAATGAAGCGCCCATGATCTTTCCTTTACCGTACTTGTCAAGGCCAGAAAACCCGGAAGCCTTCATAGACCATTGAAGCAAGTCGTCGCTACCTTTAACAATCTTATCTATGAAGGCACTGCCTAATGCTTTCTTGTCACCTTTGACTGCCTTACGTACAAATTCACCGTAAACCTGCTGGGCTAGTCCCATGTCGTCTGCTGTGAATCTGATGCCGCTCTTATCAAATACAGACTTAAGTACGTTACCTACTCCAAACTCAAACGCTGCGTTGAACAGATCGTGTACATTCATTAACGCGCCGTAAGGGTTAGCGATAGTACCTACGTAGCCTAGATTACGTACAAGGTCAAGCTCTTGAGTCATACCACGCTGTGCGTTAACGCCTAAGTCATCAAGTATTTCTACTGCGTTAGATCGGAAGAGCACACGTCTGAACTCCAGTCACCTTGTAATCTCGTATGCCGTCTTCTGCTTGAAAAAAAAAAAA